GTATTGGGTAGTAGTTCTTTTATCCCTTTCATGCAATTACCCGCATGGAGCCGTAGAGCAGTCATTGAAGACCTATTGGATATTCAGATATTCTCAAAGATGAATATGTTATTAAAAGAAAGAAACTCCAAAATCAAAGATGAACTGGGTGATATTAACCATCAGATAGAGTTATATAAGACCAAGATGGAATCACAAGAGAAATACATCAAAGATCTGCAATCTATTAATAAAGATATGATAGAGCAGAAAAGATTATCTATTGAAGAACATAAATCAGAAATAAACAAGCTATTTACAGACTCTCAAAGTATCGGTAAGAATTTAACTGTGCAATTACAAGCAGAAGAGAAGTCGCAAACAACATTCATGGATAGAATGTCTGATATCAAGAGTGCACAAGCACAGAATAATAACAAGATTAAATCATTAGTCAAAGATGCAAGATTCTTTGAGGACAATGATAATTGTCCAACTTGTGAACAAGAGATTAGTGTAGATATTAAAACTGCTAAACTGAGTGATATTAAGAAGACAGCTTCTGATGTTCAAAATGATATAGAGAATATTCAAAAAGAAGTTGCCATAGCAGAAAGAGAAGGTATTGAAATCAAGAATAAGTTAAACGAGCTGAGGCAGAGACAACAACGTATCAACTCAAACAATGATAAAATATCTGTTATCCAACGAGAGGTTGACAAAGTACAGAAAGAAATCAATGGATTATCCGGCCAGTCTGGAGACTTAAAAGGAGCTAAGAAAGACCTGAATCAGTTAAGAGAATCCAAAGATTTGGCCACTGAAAAGAAATTGGCGTATGTAGAAGAAAGAACCTATAACGAAGTAATTGGAGAGATGCTTAAGGATACTGGTATTAAGACTAAAGTCATTAAACAGTATCTACCAGTAATGAATAGGTTAATTAATAACTATCTACAAGTTCTGGACTTCTTTGTTGCATTCCACCTTGATGAAAACTTTAACGAAACTATCAGGTCAAGACACCGAGATTCATTTAATTATGCATCGTTCTCCGAAGGTGAGAAACAGAGAATTGACTTATCTCTGTTATTTACATGGAGACAGATAGCTAAGATGAAGAATTCAGCTAGTACCAATCTGCTGATCTTGGATGAAACTTTTGACTCCAGTCTGGATGTGGATGGCGTAGAGAATCTGACCAAAATTCTAAGTACGCTAGACGATGATTCTAATGTCTTTATTATCTCACATAAAGGTGATATGCTAGAGAACAAGTTCCGCAGTAAAATAGAGTTCTTTAAACACAAGAATTTCAGCAAAATACGATAGTCTTATTCTTTTTAGTTATAAGGATATAAGAAAAAAGTATAAAAAATATGGTTTTTTAACGCCTAGGGGGTTTACAACACCCCTGCTTTCTGATATAATATACCTATATTAAATGATAAGGAGTTAATATGAACAAATCCTCACTACTACCGAAACTACTCGCCAAGGAGAATGTTACCGTGCAACATGGTAACTATAAGACTGCTTGGTTTGATATCAAAAATCGTGTTCTCGGGTTACCACTGTGGGAAGATATGCACAAAGATGTATATGATTTGTTTGTTGGCCATGAAGTTGGCCATGCCCTAGAAACTCCATTTGAAGGTTGGCATGACAGCCCTGAGAAATTAAAAGGTTGCCCTAGGACTTACATCAATGTCATTGAAGATGCTAGAATCGAGAGAAAAATCCAGTCAAGATACCCTGGTTTGGTCGGTTCTTTTAACAGAGGCTATGAGAATTTACTTGAGAGAAACTTCTTCGGAGACCTTACAGATATTGAATGGGATGAGATTAAACTAATCGACAAAATCAATCTTAAAACCAAACTCGGTTCTAAGTTGGATGTGCCGTTTACATCAGAAGAAAAAGTCTTCCTAGATAGGTCTTTAAACACGACATCTTTTGAAGAGGTCTTGGACTTAGTAAGAGACATCTTGGCTTGGACTAAAGAGAACCAAGAAGAGTTGATGCAGAATCCTGAACCACAAGTTGATGATTCTTCTAATGATGACAATGAGGATCCAAGTAATGACTTCGATTCACCAGGACACGATGATGGCGAAGAAACGGAGTCAGAAGAACAAGAACAAGAACAACAACCATCGGATTCGGGTGAAGAAACCGAAGAACAAGAAGGTGGTGAAGAACCCGTTTCTGTTAAGGCTGCTGAACCAGTACATAAAGACGAAGATATATCCATTACTGATACTATCTTTAGAGAAAAAGAGAAAGAGCTGATCGACCAAGGTGAAGACGGTAAACAGCCAATATTCTTTAATGATGTAAATAAAGACATTATAAGTAAAGCAGTAATTGACTACAAGAGATTAAAAGCTGCTAGAGAGGCTCACAAAGCATCCTTTGACGATGATTCATGGATGAAAAAGGACTTTGAGACTGCATATACTCCAGAAGAATTTAACCAATACATGAAAGGACTTAAAAAGAATGTCCAGGTTGCTGTAAAAGAGTTCGAAATGAGAAAAGCGGCTTATCAGTATAGTAGAGCTACAACTGCTAAGACTGGAACTCTGGATGTAAACAAACTTTGGTCTTATAAGACAAACGAAGACATCTTTCTAACCGCTACTAATCTGGCCAATGCTAAGAATCACGGAATGATGCTTCTGGTTGATATGTCCGGTTCAATGGCAACTTCAATGAGACAAGTACTTGATCAAGTTATGCACTTGGTTATGTTTTGTAAAGCTACAAACATTCCGTTTGACGTGTATGGGTTTACTACTGGTAATGATGCATTCGATTGGGAATTTCAGAAGAATAACGAAGTTATGGAAATGGATGGGTTATCAATGCCTCACATCTGTTCATCATCGTTTAATAAAACAGATTTCTTAAATTCAATGGAACACATGTTCTTTAGAACTAAAGTGGGTGGATGGAATACTTTGTGCAAATATGAGGAGTGGGGTTCAACACCACTTAACCAGGCATTGGTAGTATCACATCACCTTGTAAAGAAGTTCAAACAGAAACACGGTGTTGAAAAAATGAATTTCATCACCTTTACGGATGGCGATGCGAATAGAATGTCGGTTTACCATAAAGGCAATGACGATAACAGAATCTGGCCAGATAGGTACAATGTAGCGTTTAGTATTGATGGTTCTTTCATCAAGTGTAAAAATGGATCAAGGAGCATTACTAAAGCTCTTCTCAGTAATATGAAGAAAAAGTATGGTACAAATAATATCGGATTCTTCATGGCTAACGATAACAGTGATTGGAGACAGAGACTATGGATCCTATCGGATGAATTAAACAAGTACTCTGACGAGTACAAAGCAGAGGCCAACAAAGAGTACAGAAAAAACAAGTGTGTTTCAGTTAATAACGTACTTGGTTACCAAGAGTACTACCTTGTAAAAGGTGGCAAGAATCTGGACACACAGGAAGACGAGTTCTCTGTATCAGATGATGCTTCAAATGCCAACATCAGAACGGCATTTAAGAAGTTTGCCAAGAGTAAGAAATTGAACAAAGTATTGATGACTAAGTTCGGTAAGGCAGTTGCTTGATTATAAGAGAGAGTATGTTTATAACAAAAAAGTATAAAATAAACGATATTTTTTCAACAAAAGTGTTGACAAACGGGTATATGCGTAGTATAATATACCTATATTAAATGATAAGGAGTTTTAATTATGAATGAAGTGAGAATATCAACCCAAAACATTGTCAAACAACTAATGACAATGTACCCAGACCAGACACAATTCAGGAAGAATGTGATCGTGGATACAGCAAAATCTATGGGATATAGAAGTCCAGATTTTGTTCCTTTAATTACCAAGGATGCCAGAGTAAAAATTGGTACCTATGACCTGTCTGCGTCAATCGATGCAATCAAACCAACAATGAATACGGAAGTAGTAAACACTATGGAATCAGCTCCAGCGGCGGCTGCTAAAATGCAGTCAATTGTAAACGATGAACATAACTACGCCAAGGTTGACCCAACATTTGTCCCTTGGGGTGCTTTTACCGATGTGGTTAAGATTATTAAATCTGAAATGTTCTATCCGGTATACATATCTGGACTATCAGGTAACGGAAAGACCTTCATGGTCGAACAAGCTGCCGCTAAGCTCGGCAGAGAATTTATTAGGGTTCAAATTAACCCAGAAACTGACGAGGATGATTTACTTGGTGGATTTAGACTTATTAATGGAGAGACTGTCTTCTCTAAAGGTCCAGTTCTTAAAGCTATGGAGAACGGGGCAATACTACTGCTCGATGAAATTGATAGAGCTACAAATAAAATTATGTGTCTTCAAGGTATACTTGAAGGTAAACCTGTTCTGGTTAAGAAAACGGGCGAAACGATTACTCCAGCAGCTGGATTTAATGTTATAGCCACAGCCAATACTAAAGGTAAAGGTTCGGAAGACGGAAGATTCACAGCGGCGTCTATTATTGACGATGCCTTCTTGGAGAGGTTCACAGTGGCTGTTGATCAGCAGTTTCCTTCACAATCCGTTGAAAAGAAAATTGTAATCAAACACATGGAGAAGTTTGACTTGGTTGATGATGGGTTCGCAGAGAATCTAGTGGCTTGGGCAGATATCATCAGAAAGACATTCTATGATGATGGTGTTGACGAAGTTATTTCAACAAGAAGGTTGTGCCACATTGTCCAAACCTTCTCCATCTTTAAAGATAAAATGAAGTCAATCGACCTATGTATTGCGAGATTTGACGATGACACTAAACTGGCTTTCTTGGACTTGTACACGAAAGTGGACCAAGGTGTAAACTTTGATGATTCAGAAGCCACAACCGAGGATAATAATGAAGTCACCTTCTAAACCGGATTATAAATTTAACGAAGGGGCTCTTATTGAAGAGCTCCAAACGTATATTGATTCAACCTATAGTGCTCACTACGGACAAGGTGGACTCCAGTCTTCCGAAGTTATAGTAGACCGAGGACATGGGATGGGATTCTTTCTAGGTAACGTAGACAAATATGTTGCGCGATATGGAAAGAAAGGTAAGACCCATGAGGAATTCCGAAAGGATCTCCAAAAGGTCTTACATTATGGATTGCTTGCCTTGTATGAACACGATCGCATGTATAATGAAAAATAACACTTTACTTTTAACCGTAAATGTGTTATAATATAACTATGAAAAAACAGGAGAAAATATGATTATTTCAGATGATACCCTAAAGGTATTACAAAATTTCGCTAGTGTTAATCCTAACCTAGTACTAAAACCTGGCCAAAAGGTGAAGACGATTTCAGAGGCTAAGAATATTATGGCCATCGCTGATATCACCGAGGACTTTCCATTGGAGTTTGGAGTCTATGACTTAAACGAATTCCTGTCAGTCCATGGTCTTATTGAGAACGCTGCATTATCCTTTGAAGAAAAGGCTCTTACTATGTCGAATGGTAGTCAGAAAGTAAAGTATTACTTTGCGGAGACCGATATTCTGACACAGCCAACCAAAGATATTACAATGCCTGATGCAGAAGTTGGTATCAATCTAAGTGAAAAAGACCTAGACCAAATCAAGAAGGCAGCATCTGTCTTAGGTCATATGGAATTATCACTGACTGGCGATAACGGTGTTGTTACAGCTAGTGTATTGGATATCAAAGACGCAACGGCCAATACATTTGATATTGTGGTAGATAAAGACAATTCATGTAAAGAACAGTTTAACTTCGTTGTTAATATCCCGAACTTGAAACTACTACCTGGTGATTATTATGTCTCAATCAGCTCTAAGTTGATTTCAAACTGGCAGAATACTAGTTACCCTGTAGAATATTTTATAGCTTTAGAAAGAACTAGTAGCTATGGTGTATAAATATAAGTACACAAACGAATCTCCCATTTTTAATGATGGGGATAATATGGAGTTTGCCGAATGGTCGGGAACTCTTAAATTAGTCTAACTTTGCAAAGGAGAAGAAAATGACTGAAGAAGTAAACGCAGTAGAAACTGCAGAAGAGGCACCTCAACTGTCTCTGCAAGATATCGCAACTATGGTACAGATTATTGATGTCTGTTCTAAAAGAGGCGGTTTCGAAGGCCAAGAGCTAGAAGCTGTTGGTTCGTTGAGAAACAGAGTAGTTAAGTTCCTGAACGCAGCTGCTCCTAAAGATGGCGAACAACCTGAAGGTGACTTGCCCGTCGAAGAAGAAGATTCAGCTGAATCTTAATCACACGGGGCCTTCGGGCCCCACATTTTTTTATTATTAAGGACTATATTATGGATCGAAATGAAACATCTCGCCTGATCGAGGCACTCAAACGTGGTACTGTAACAGTTACCTTTACTAAAATCAACACCGGCGAAATCCGTGTAATGCCATGCACACTGAATCAAGTAGTACTTGAAGCACATGGCGTGAAGACGGAAATCAAAGAAATTAGTCCCGACTCTGACCATTTGGCAGCGTGGGCTCTCGACAAGGAGGCTTGGAGGTCTTTTCGACTTTCCACAGTAACTGGTTGGGAGGTACTCTAATGGATGATTTTCTATGGGTAGAGAAGTACCGACCACAGAAGATTGACGACACGATTTTACCTAAATCAATCAAGAAAACATTTGGAGATATTGTTAGAGGAGGTGACCTACACAATATGCTTCTTACCGGTACGGCCGGAACAGGTAAAACGACAATCGCCAAAGCTCTGTGTAACGAGTTAGGTCTCGACTATCTTTTGATTAATGGATCAGAAGAATCAGGTATTGATACACTCCGAAATAAAATTAAGAAGTTCGCCTCATCGGTCTCCCTCCAAGGTGGCTATAAAGTAGTAATACTTGATGAGGCTGACTATCTTAATCCACAATCAACCCAACCTGCACTGCGTGGTTTCATAGAAGAATTTAGCGCCAACTGTAGGTTTATATTAACGTGTAACTTTAAGAACAGAATCATTGAACCACTACACAGTCGATGTTCTGTTATTGAGTTTAATATATCCAAGAAGGATTCTACGGTTCTCTGTGGTGAAATGCTGAAGAGAATCCAATTCATTCTGGATACGGAAGGTGTAACATATGAAGTTCCTGTAATTGCAGAACTAATTATGAAACACATGCCAGATTGGCGCAGAGTGTTGAATGAACTACAGCGATATTCAGTTTCTGGTACTATTGATACAGGTATATTGGTTACCCTATCTGATGTATCGGTTAATGAGTTAATGCAGTCTCTACAGCGTAAAGATTTTAAAAAGATGCGACAGTGGGTTGCAGATAATATTGATACAGAACCAGCTGCTGTATTTCGTAAAATATACGATAACATGGCTGAGTATGTAGAACCACAATCTATCCCACAGCTAGTTTTGATCCTTGCAGATTACCAGTATAAGAATGCATTCGTGGCTGACCATGAGTTGAACATTGTTGCATGCTGCACTGAAATTATGGCACAGGTGAAGTTCAAGTGAGTAACCCATTTGATTATGTAAACAGCATTAATATCACTAAAAAGGATATAATGCATGATGATATTTCCGAAAAGGCATATCCAGCTTTCATGGTTAATAGGGCGCTATCATATTTTAATGATACTGTTCTATATGCCAACGAGATGAATGTGCACCACCATATTGACAATAAGCTTCAATATCATTTTC